GCCAAGGCCAGCTTTGTTTTGGGCCGCGGTATTGGGCTGCGTGTTCGAACCTTTTTACAAAGCCTCAACGTGCCGGATGTAGAAATTGAACAGCTGAATTTGGAAAGCATGCGGCACCGATCAGTGCATGGTATCTTGGACGAACGAGCACGCACATTCAATGCACTAACATCAATTGAATTTGAAGAAGACGACGACTTCCCGGCCGGTGCAGAACTGGTCACACCAGAACTCACTCAGCATTGGCAGTATCTACGCGATCGTTGTGTGCCGGAGTGGTTTCCGGCCATGGCTGCTGTGCGTAACGATGGCATGGACTGGGCTAGGCCTCATGTGATCATTCCGTTCTGCTATGATGGTCGGGTAGTGGGCTGGACGGCTAGAATGTTGGATGACCGCACACCACGATATATCAGTCACACACAGCCAGGCTATGTGTTTGGCACAGATCTACAGCAGAGCTCATGGCAGCATGTGATAGTGGTTGAAGGAGTGTTTGATGCTCTGGCCATTAATGGAGTTGCAGTGCTGCACGCAGAAATCAACGATGCACAGGCAAGATTGATACGCAGTCTGGAGCGTGAGGTTACCTTGGTGCCTGATCAAGATCAATCAGGTCTGGCCTTGATTGACCGCGCACTGGAACTTAACTGGGCGGTGAGTATACCTGAATGGCCTGATGATGTAAAAGATGTTAACGATGCTGTAAAGAAGTTTGGAAAACTTGTGACCATGATACATATATTTCAAGCCAGAGAAACCAACAAGATCAAAATAGAACTAAGGAAAAAACGCCTTGCTCAAAGACTACGGAAGTGATGTTCAAAAATTGTTTTTGGAGATGATGTTGGAAGACGCACAAAGCTATGTGCGTGTACAGAACATCTACAACCCAGAAAACTTCGATCGCAGTCTCAGATCCGCTGCAAAATTTATCAAGGATCACTGCGATAATCACAAGACCATGCCGGATCGTGCGCAGATAGCTGCGGCCACGGCCACGCAGCTCAACAGTATCCCTGACTTGAATCAAGGACACTTTGATTGGTTCTTGGAAGAATTTGAAAAGTTCACCAAGCAGAAAGAACTAGAACGTGCTATCTTAAAAGCCGCCGACTTACTAGAAAAAGGCAACTTTGATCCTGTGGAAAAGTTGATCAAGGACGCTGTGCAGATAAGTCTTACCAAGGACATGGGCACAGACTACTTTGCTGATCCGCGTGCTAGACTCCTGGCCTTGAAAAGCAACAACGGGCAGAATTCCACTGGTTGGCCTGCCTTGGATAAACTGTTGTATGGTGGATTCAATCGCGGTGAACTACAGATCTTTGCAGGCGGATCAGGATCAGGCAAGAGTTTGTTCATGCAGAACCTTGCTGTGAATTGGGTCACAGCAGGTCTTAGTGGTGTGTATATCACACTGGAACTAGCAGAAGGTCTGTGTTCCTATCGTATAGATTCCATGATGACCAATACAGCGGCCAAGGACATTTTCAAAGATATTGACACAGTGGAAATGAAAGTGAAAATGCTGGCCAAGAAAGCAGGCCGACTACAGGTCAAGTACATGCCTGCACAGAGCACAGTGAATGACATACGTGCTTATCTAAAAGAACTACAGATACAAACAGGCTTAAAGGCAGACTTCTTGTGCGTGGACTATCTGGATCTATTGATGCCAGTGAGCGCCAAGGTATCTCCCAATGATCTGTTTGTAAAAGACAAGTATGTTTCAGAAGAACTGCGTAATCTTGCTAGAGAACTTAACATACTGTTTGTCACAGCATCGCAGTTGAATCGTGGTGCAGTGGAAGAAATAGAATATGATCACAGTCACATATCAGGTGGTATTTCCAAGATCAATACAGCAGACAATGTGTTTGGTATTTTTACCAGTCGTGGCATGCGTGAAAAGGACGTTATCAACTACAGCTCATGAAGACTCGAAGCAGTTCGGGTGTGGGACAAAAAGTAGAGTTGGAGTTTGATGTAGAAAGTCTACGCATACGTGATCTGGCCGAAGACACAGACTATCAAGAATTCAAAAAGCGTGCGCCTAGTATCTATGAAAGCATCAAGGCCACTGCCAAGCTGTCTGATGATGATGCGAACGCCACGGTGGCTGATGAACCAGGCAAGATATCTGCTGATGTACAAAGTGCCAAGCTCAAACAACTACTGGGCAAAATCAAACAGAACTCATGAACTCAAACTACTGTGGCATGATACACGGTGGACTTAATCTTGTGCTCAAGGATGCCGAGCCCTGGATACAGAGCTGCTGTCTGCGCACAGACTATGTGCCCATTCATATCACACAACCTTTCTGGCAGTTGCAGCCCTTGCAACAGCTTAGACAAACCAATCAAATGAATCAGTGGGATCCAGGTTGTTTCAACTGTGAGAGTCTTGAAAACTCGGGCATGCAGAGTTTTCGGCAGGGCATGAATCAAGGCCTAAAAACACAACCAGGGATGTTGGGTCCTGCTCGCATTGACTTGATGTTTGATATCAGCTGTAATCTAGCCTGTAGGACCTGCGGTCCTGAACACAGCACCTATTGGCAACGACATCTTAAAAGTATAGGACAATGGCATAAGGCTATTTCTACCCCTAGAAAAAAAGATCAAGTGATCGAAGCCTTGCGGCAGATCAATCTTGATAATCTGCAACAAGTGGTTTTCTGTGGCGGTGAGACTCTGCTGGGACAAGAGTATTGGGATGTGGCACAGTGGATTGCGCAGCAAGTGCCCAATGCCAAACAGCAACTCACTCTTTGTTTTCAAACCAATGGCACGCAACCAATTCTAGAACACAATCATGAAATAATCAGAAGTGTACACTTGGTAAAACTACATGTGAGCATTGACAGCACAGCTCAACAGTTTGAGTATCTTCGTTGGCCCGCTACCTGGCAGGATACCACAGCAAATCTCCAGGCACTAAGACAAACTGTGCCCAGCAACGTGATGTTCTTGATAGAACAAACAGTGAGCGTGTTTAATGTGCTTGATCTTGGCAGAGTTGATCAATGGGTGCAAAGAGATTTTGCAATGAATCGTGAAGGTGATGCAGTAGAAGTAACCAGACACTTGGCCAATGGAATATTTGGTCTGCAGAATCTCAGCCAGGAACTGCGAGATACTCTAGTGAATCGTGGACTAGGCAATTTTGTTCATCCTGATTGGCAGCAGCATGACCGCGACATTCAACGCATGTGTGCAGAAATTCTAAGATTTGATCATTATAGACAGCAAAATATTGCTGATACATTTCCAGAAATGTGGCAACACTATTCAAGATTCATCAACTGATTTCAAGATACTGTTGAATTGGTAGACTTCGCACATTGCTGCGTTTGACCTGTAGAAACTGACTGCCGTCTCTACTTTGTTTTTCTCCCTGTCCCACTATCACTGATCCTGCGCTGTACTTGATTGGATTGTCTATGATCAGGTCAACATACTCGCCTTCATCTACTCCCAGTGTAATAAAATGAATATAACGCTGACGGTCTTTGCGAAACACACGGCTGTTGGCCACGATGCCTGCAAATTCAAACCGATCTAGATACACATGTCGTACACCCATGTTGGGCAAGAAGCCTGGAGAGTTCCAGGCACCGTGTTCAATGAAACTCTCCACTGGATCTTCTGTGATCCAGTTGCCAAAGCCCAGTTCACGTAGATCCCAGCCCGCACGCTTGGCTTCGTTGCGATAGACCCAACGTGCATAGGAACCTTGGCAGTGCCGGAGAGCTGCTCGCCAAAACTCGCGAGGATTGTGGGCCTTTTGATAGGCCAAGGCCCAGATCAGCCTGCCAAGGTTAACTGCGTGTGCGCGACACAGACCAAAGCCTGCGAGACTCTGCATCTCCGCACGTATCTGTTCACTCTGAGGATGATCACCAAGACGTGCCATGAACTCCATGACCTTTTCTTCGTTGCGTTTGGCAAACGCACGTCGGTACATGTCGGCTTCGTAGGCATTCACACCAATGAGTTTCATGATCTTTTCTATGGCATCATCTTCGCACACAATAGCAGACTCCTGTACAGACTTTTTGGTCCAGTCATGAAAGAACGATGCTTTTTTCCGACCTTCCACAGCCACAGGCCGCACCAAGGCAGTGGCAAACACACAGTCGTCTACTGATGTAGGACGTATGGCACGAAACAGTCTGCGCATAGCAGGTGATTCACCTTGAGTAACGCCCAGCACATCGCCACGCTGCAATAGATCAGA